TAAGTATTCATATATGAAGTTTAATGAAATTAAAGATAAAAGCTGTCCAAGAACTTTTGCCGAACAATGTTCTTGTGAATCAATAAAAACTCTAAGTGAACAAGCTGAAGATGTAAAAGCATATGTTGAACTACAGCAAAGTGAAGAAGTAAAAGGCACTGTATTGTTAATGCAAAAACCAGGCACTCCAACAATGATAAAAGGTAGAATTGAAGGACTTACTAAAGGTGAACATGGCTTTCATATACATGAGTTTGGCGACATGAGTGAAGGTTGTAAGTCTATGGGTGGACATTACAATCCAGACGGTGTTGACCATGGCGATCTTGAAGAAGGCCACGTAGGTGATCTTGGAAATGTTACTGCGAATGCAGATGGCATTGCAGATTTTACAATAGTTGCTAAACGTGTTGATCTAATGGGTGACAGATCGGTTGTCGGACGTGGTATTGTTATTCATGCAGATAGAGATGATCTAGGACAAGGTGGAGACGCAGAGTCCAAAAAAACTGGTAATGCTGGTGATAGACTTGCCTGCGGTGTAATAACTTTAAAAGAATAATCCTAAATAATAAATAAAATTGCAACGCCACTATATGTGACGTCGGCAAAAACACCGACCTCTTAATGTCTTAAATGCGTGGGCCGGGCCGTAGGTGGAACTCTCCACTAGCTTTACAATAAAACAAAACAAGTGTAAAATATATTATGTTTGAAAACATTCATAATTGGCCCTTAGAACATTGGCACATAGAACTATGTAGTAAATGTAGTTTAAAGTGTAGTCGCTGTTCTCGACAAGAAGTTCCAGAAGGACTTTTGAACAGAGATTTGTCTTTGCAATGGTTTAAAGAAAACTTCACAGGAAAACTATTAACAGAAGTAAAAAAAATAACTTTTTGTGGTGACGATGGTGATCCAATATATGCTAAAGATTTATTGGAAATATTAAAATGGTTTAGAACAAAAAACAATAAAGTTCAATTTGTTATAGTGACCAATGGATCATATAAAACAAAAGCATGGTGGAAACAATTAAATTCTATATTAAACGAAAAAGATCATATTCATTTTTCAATAGATGGATGGGATCAACAATCAAATAATCTTTACAGAGTAAATTGCAATTGGTATTCTATAATGCTTGGAATAAATGCTTTATCTAATAGCAAAGCATTTAAAACTTGGGCCGCCATTGCATTTAAATTTAATGAAAACAAAATTGATATAATGAAACAGATGGCAAAACAACTTAACTTTGATAATTTCCAACTTACTTTAAGTACAAAATTTGGAAAAAATTATTCAAGCTATCCAAAAAATGACCCATTACAGCCAAGTGATGAATATGTGGCTGTTGGTAGATTCACAAGACAAACCGATAGTTTAAGTGATAAAGTTTGGAAAGATAACTGTGTAGACATATTTGCAAAAAGATATTATAATGAAAATATAAACAACAAAAGTATAGTACCGTTGTGTATGATTGGTAACAAAGGACTTTATATAAACGCTCAAGGAAAATTTTATCCCTGTTGCTGGACGGGTTTAAGATATCCACACAATAAAAACGTTTTTGAATATATAAATTTTAATAAAAAGTTACCTGCAGTTTTAGATAACAATATGTGGAACACACTTTTTAAAGATATTTTAACAGGCGGTGGACCAAAAGAATGTGGTGAAAAATGTTCTACAAAAAAATGGAGTTTTGATCATGCCACGCAGTGGTAAAAAAGTTGGACCATCCAAGTACAGGGACAAATATGATGGCTATGATGTAAAGTACAAATACAGCATTGATCTACGTTGTGATGGAGTAGTCGAAGATTATATTGATTGGTGTCATAAAAATTGTAAAGGAAACTGGGGTTGGTGGTACATAACTACAAGAGAGTGGGATATTCATTGGGATAGCAGTGGAAACCAAGCATTTATGAGTTTTTCTAGGAAAAAAGACGCACTAAAATTTTGGTTTGCAAACATTAACTTGATATATGAAAATTAAATTACAAACAATAGATGAAAAGATTCAACATTGGTCAGGCAACTTAAAGTTGTTGGAAGGTCTAGAGCGATTTCAGTACATCATTGAACAGGCAAAATTAGCACAAAAAGTAGAAGATGAATATAAATTAAAACATTTTCAAATACAAGGTTGTGCAAGTAAATTATGGGTAGTGCCCAAATTAGAAAGTGAACGTTTATATCTTCTAGTTGATAGCGATGCTTTTATTACTAAAGGCACTGCGGCTATTATTGCAGATATCTTTAACGGACAAAAATGTTCTGATATTAATGCAGTTTCAAAAGAAGACGTAGCCAAACTTGGTATAATTGAAATACTTACACCACAGAGACAAAATGGCCTTAGCAACATGATCGCAACTATTCAACGGTATGCAGGAAAAGATAATTAGTATTATGCAATGGTTTAAATTAACAGATTCAGCAAAGAAGCAAATGGAAAATTTGCTATCAAAAAATCCTGAAAAATATGCAGTCAGTCTATCTGTCAAAGGAGGAGGCTGTGCAGGATTCAAATATGACTGGGGCTTTATTACTGATCAAAAAGAAGTTAACCAAGATGATGTCGTTGAAGATTGGGGCACAGGAAAATTTGTTGTAGATGATCAAAGTATGTTGTATGTTGCAGGCACTCAAATAGATTGGAAAGAAGAGGTTTTTGGCTCACAATTTGAAATCACAAATCCTAATGCTACTTCGGGTTGCGGTTGTGGAGAAAGTTTTGGAGTCTAATGCCAAAACCACAAACTAAAGAAGAGATAGCTAAAGAAACTTGTTTTGTAATAGGCAACGGCGAATCTAGACTTATTTGGAAAGACTGGAATAAACTTAAAGGCAAAGGCACCATCTATGGATGCAACGCCATTACCAGAGACTACCCTGACCTTTGTGAAAAAATTTTTGTAGTAAATCCTGATTTATATGCCAAAATGTGTGCTGATAGATACAAAGATGGTATCACAGGACAAATTGTAGGACCAAACGAAATTAGCAAATGGGATTACATTTTAGACAATGATAAAAAGAAAGGCTATTGCCCACCAGGACTTGCCTTGTATAGGATTTGGCAGGGAGGTGACACTAGAAAACAAAAATGGAGAATAATCGATCTTAGTAAGCAAAGAGGTTCAGGGTGTAGTGCTGTTCTTGATGCCGCTGAAAAAGGTTTTAAAAATATTTTCCTAATTGGTTTTGACATACTTGGAGCAAAACAATGGCACTATAAAAAAGGCACTTCCAGTAGAGAACAAAACAATGTTTATAAAAACACGGAACACTATCCAGATAGAATGAACATGAAGGCATATTTAAAGTATGAATGGATGTTTCAGCTTACACAAATTGCTAAAAAATTTCCAAATTCAAGATTTATGCATATTAATAGAGATGAAAACATTAAACACAATATCTATCTGCCCCACTATATTTTTTATTCTGGTGGAAATGTAAGAGCTTCAAATTATGCTCAGCTTAGGAATTTTTTAGTGAAGCCGCAAGATTTTTGGAACTACGCCGCTTGGATAAGACGCTAAATCCTAATAGTTAGACTTGCGTCCATTTGATATATCTTTCTCATCTTTACACCAACACTTTGAGCAAATCTTTTAGAATCACAGTTATGACATACGTGTTTATAATCATTTGTTGCACGTTCACAATCAACTTTGGATTTTGGTCTTAAAAATATGTCACTACATGAATCACATTTGAAAACATATACAGTATTTTTACGTTTGAAGGTATGGTAAATGCCAAGTTTACTTTGGCGTTCATAAAGACGGAGAGTTTTGAGGGTTTCTACGAACATAATAACTCCAGAAATATTTAATAAATACTAGGAGAACATTATATGGCCAGACTTACAATTGACACAGGAACCGAAGGAAATCCAGCAACAGGTGACACTTTACGTGGTGCCATGACTAAAATTAATACGAATTTTGAAGAAGTTTTTGGATTAGTTGGATCAGACAACGACACAGGATTAATAACACCCACTTTAACTAATAGTAACTTAATATTACAACCTAACGGCACAGGAATAATTGAAGTAGATAAACTGTCAATAAATGATGCTTCAATAACAAGCACAGTAACCAACGGTGATATAACCATTACTGCAAACGGCACAGGTGACATTGTTTTGGATTCAGTAACTATATCCGACAATATAATTAAAGCAAATAGATCCAATGACAACCTACAACTTGACGCAACAGGTACAGGCGCGGTAGAAATGATACCTGCTAAGATCTTAATGGCCAACTTGCCTACAAGCGACCCAAGTGTTGCTGGACAGTTGTTTAGAGACGGCACAGATCTTAAGGTTAGCACAGGCTAATAACTACCAATTCCTAAAATAAATACTACTAAATGACAGTACAGCAAATCATAGATGTAGGTATAACTGAGAACGACGGTTCAGGTGATAGTATTCAAACTGCCGGTTCAAAGATAAATCATAACTTTAGCCAGCTTTATCTTGATACACTTTTAGAAACACATCAAATTACATTTGGACAAAATGAAATTACAGCAGATGAAACTAATGCAAATTTAAGCCTTGTGGCAACAGCCGCTGGTGATGTAACTATAGCTGAAATTGGCATTAAAGGAACATCTATTTCATCCAAAGATTCTAGTTCAATTAACATGAACGAAGATGTATTGGTCGGTGGAACTGCAACAGCTACAAGTCTCGCAGGAGATGGATCTGCTTTAACAGGAATTACGGGTGTTACAACTGCAGGTGATATTACATTTGTTGGATCAGAATTAACAACAGCGACAGGAGTAAATTTAATATTTGCTTTTTCCGGCAATGGTTCTTTAAAAACTCCTGGATTTGAGATTGCTGGAAATTCAATAAAAGCATCAAGAACAAATGACGATGTTGTATTGAAGCCCAACGGTACTGGTGTTGTACGTATGGAGGCTATTTCAATCAATGATAACAATATCCTTGGTACAAGAACTAATGAAAATTTAGAAATTACAGCTTCTGGTACAGGTGCCATTAACTTTGCAAATATTAAGTTTGACGATAATAAAATTTTAGGCACTAGAACAAACGACGACATAACCTTGACTGCAAGTGGTACAGGGTCAATTGTTTTTCCTGCTATCAAAATTAATGATAATAATATTGAAGCTACAAGAACAAATGATGATATTAGATTGGTTCCGGCTGGTACTGGAAACATAATTTTAGCAGGTTTTCAATTAAAAGATAACGAAATTATTGGTTTACGTTCCAATGAAGATATTAATTTTGCTGGCTCAGGCACAGGCGGTGTGGTCTTACCAGGGTTAAAATTCACTAACAATGATATTTCAGGTGTAAGAACAAATGAAGATATTGTAATAACTCCTTCTGGTACAGGAAATATAATTTTAGGATCAGATATTAAAATTGAAGACAACAATATAAGAACTATCAACTCTAATCAAGATATAAACTTAGATGCAAGTTTAAGTGGATCTGTAAACATAACTGACTTTACTATTGACTCAAGCATCAAATTAGCTGATAACAATATAACAGTTTTGAATTCAAATGCTGATTTAGTTTTTCAACCTAGTGGTACAGGTGCAGTCCAATTTAAAAAAATTGACATGAATGAAGGCACTGTTGATAATACAACAATTGGTGCTACTACACCTTCAACAGGTGCTTTTACTACATTAACAGTTAATACTACTGCTACCATTGACGGTATTACGATAGTAGATAACGAAATTACTGGAGCTTCAAGTAATGTCAGTCCATCTTTTACAGCCAGTGGTTCAGGAAAAGTTTTAATAAATGGATTTTCATTACCAACAAGCGATGGTGATTCAGGCCAAATTTTATCTACAGATGGCAGTAAAGTTTTAAGTTTTGCCGGTACACCATTGTTACTAGGTGAATCAACTTTTGCAGACACTACACAAGATATATCTTATAGAGAAGATACAAAAATTGATAACAACACTGCTATAGGTAGTCACGAAGTAATTGGCACTAGTGCTGTGACACTTCATGAATTTGCTACTTCTCAGTTTGATAGTGCATGGTATCATGTGGTAACAAAAGATATTACAAATACTGAATTTGGTGTAGCAAAATACAGCACTTGCCGAGGCACTACAAGCGATGGTAGTTCAACAGGCACATTTATTTCACACGCCAATATTGTAAAAACTGGTACTAGAGTTCAAGTCGCTCCAAGTGTTGACGTGAATGACTCCAAATTTAGATTAAGAGGCACAGGCACAGCGGCAAATAATTCTATTAAATTTTTTAGAATTGGTTTAGGAGATGCTGATTCTTCAGTGACTTCCGGAAACACAACCACTATTGTCAACGCTGACGTTGATAGTGCTTCTGAAGCCTTAGATACATTTGCTCATGCTAGTTTAAGAGGAGCAAAATATTATATTAGTGCTGAAAACACTGACACAGGAGAAGTTAGTAATAGTGAGGCAGTGGTTGTTCATAACGGTAGTGATGCATTCATTTCCCAATTTAATGAAGTTAACTCAGGAAACAATGGTCTTTTAACTTTGACAGCGGCAATATCAGGATCCAATGTTGTTGTAAGTGGCTCTGCTTTAACACCAAATACAAAAGTAAGAATGTACAGAATAGCTTTGGCAGATAACGAATCAGATTCTACAGGAGACAACACCAGCATAATTGGACAGGAAACAATTGGTGGCTCCGCAACTGTTTTTGACTCATTCGCCAACTCAACATACAACGGAGTACATTATATTGTTGTTGCTAAAAACTCAACAGACGAATCCATTATAGCAGAAGTACAGGCTGTGACAAATGGCAGTGACACTTTTATAAACGCATCTCCACAAGTTAGCACCACTGGTGCAGACCTATTAAGTTTTACAGCAGGTAATTCAGGTAGCACCTCACAAATCAAGGCACAGTCAGTTGATGGATCAACCTCATTCACTTTGAACGCCTTTAGAATTAATATGTTGCGTGGTACCCAAGATACAAGCACGACTACAACACTAGACAGCTTTGACAAAACAGAATTCAGAAGCACAAAATACATTGTACAAATTGATAGAAAAGATGATGACAAATTTGAAATTGCAGATGTAAATGTAACTCATGATGGATCAAATGCATTTATTTCAGCATTTGGCCGAACAACAAACCACACAGGAGATTTAGTAACTTTTACAGCGGATATAAGTGGAGATAATGTACGATTACGTGGAACAACCACTGGTGCAGAAGATCACACTATTAAAATTGTAAAAAGATTTGTAAATATATAAAGTATGGCACAGCAACTTTTAAATGTAGGAACATCAGCTAACGACGGAACAGGTGATACATTGCGTGATGCAATGATCAAAACCAATGATAATTTTACAGAACTTTATAATTCACCATTACTAGCAAGTGGTATTATCGTTGAAGGAAACGAAATACGTGCTACTAGAACCAACGACGATCTAATTTTAACAGCTTCAGGTACAGGATTTGTTACAGCAGGTGCTTTAAAATTCAAAGGTACATCGATTTCTAGTGATGATTCCAGTGTAATAAACATTAATGACAATTTACTTGTGGATGGTACATTAACCGCAACTAGTTTTGCAGGTGATGGTTCGTCTTTAACAGGTATCACTGTTTCGGCAGTAGGTGATTTATCAGTTGTTGGAACAGTTATAACAGCACCAACAAATGCAGATATAGTTTTAACTCCAGGTGGACAATCTATTAAAACTCCTGGACTTGAATTTTCAGGAAATGAAATAGTTGCACATAGAACAAATGATGACATTGTGCTTGAACCTAGAGGCACAGGTGGAGTAAGATTTCCAGCAATAACATTTAACGCCAACAATATTATAGGAACAAGATCCAATGACGATATCAATATAACACCTTCCGGCACTGGTAGTGTGGTACTTCCTGGTTTGACTTTCAATGGTAATGATATTAGTGCAAGTAGATCAAATGATGATTTAGTTATAACACCAGCAGGAACCGGTAGCGTAGTTTTTCCAGCAATTAAAATTAATGACAATAATATTGAAGGTTTAAGATCTAATGATGATATTGCTATTACACCATCTGGATCAGGTGGACTTGTTTTACCTGGGGTCACTATAGTTGGCAATGAAATAAACGCAACTAGATCAAATGATGATTTAATTGTTACTCCAGCTGGTACAGGTAGTATAATATTCTCAGCTATCAAGATTAATGATAACAATATTGAAGGCACTAGATCAAACGAAGATATTACAATTACACCGTCTGGTACTGGTGCTGTTGTTTTTCCAGCAATAACAATTAATGACAACAATATTACAGGCACTAGATCAAACGAAGATATAAATTTAATTCCAGCTGGTACAGGTACAGTAACAGCTACAAGTATTACAATCGATCAAAATTTAAAAATTACGGATAATGAAATCAGTACATTACAATCTAATTCAGATATAGTTTTAGCTCCGGCAAGTTCCGGACAAGTTGTTGTTCCTAAAGCTGATATTAATGATGGAGCTATTGATAATACCACTGTTGGAGCAACTACGGCTACCACAGGAGTGTTTACAACTTTGACTGCTACTACTAGTTTAGCGGTTGATGGAATTACAATTTCAGATAATGAGATTACTGCAAATTCAACAAACGCCAATTTAGTTTTAACAGGTTCTGGTAGTGGTGGGGTTACAATTAGTGGCTTTACTTTCCCAACTACTGATGGTTCAAGTGGCCAATTTATGAAAACTAACGGGGCTGGAATATTAAGTTTTGCAACAGCCGGAGTTAGTCTAAGCCATAGTACTATCGCAGATGGTAGTACATCTTTGACTACGTCTGCAACAAGTAACATTGACACTTTTAGTGCTTCAACATTTAGAAGTGCAAAATATGTAGTAAGTGCTTTTAATACCGCAGATTCACGTACTGAAATTTTTGAGGCTAACATAACGCATGACGGTACAAATGCATTTCTTTCAACGTTTGGATCAACTTTAGGTCCTTCTGGAAACTCAGAGTCAATGGGTGTTTATAGTGCTGATATTGACAGTGGAAGCGTTAGATTTAGAGTAACTCCACGAACTTCAGACGCTATTGCATTCAAGTTTCAAAGAATAGCTGTAAATGTGTAAAAATTTACATTAGGTTTATAAAAATTAAAATAAATATCACAAATGGCAAGACAGACGATTAACATAGGTACTAATGCTAACGATGGAACAGGTGATCCGTTAAGAACAGCATTTGATAAAATTAACGACAACTTCGCTGAATTATATGTGGATAGCGATGCCAGTACGGTATTAGAACACGATACTGCACCAAAATTAGCAGGCAATCTAGATACTAACGGACAAACAATTACAACAGATGTAACCAACGGCAACGTAACAGTGAACGCCAATGGTACAGGTATTATATCTTTAACAAGTGATACTACTGTAACAGGTAATATGACTGTCACAGGAAAAATTTTCCTAGGTGATACAGCAACAGATATAACACAGGTTACAGGAATATTTGAAGCAGATCAAATTCAAATTAATGGGTCAACAATTTCAGGTTTGACTACTAACGGTGATGTAACTATTGCCCCCAACGGAACAGGAGCAGTTGTTTTATCAGGAGCAACAACAATAAGTGGTGCCGTTACCGCAACAAGTTTAACAACAAATACAATAGTAAGCAATGGTTCAAATGCAGACTTGTCTATTCAACCGAGTGGATCAGGTAGCGTAACTGTTTCAGGATTACAAATTCAGGGTACTACTCTAAGCTCTTCAGACTCAACAATTTTAAACATAAATGAAAATTTAATAGTTGATGGTACAATTACAAGTGCTGGAGCATTATCTAGCACATCGGGTGCTTTTAGTACAACATTATCAGTGACAGGTGCAACAACTTTAACAGGTACAGCCACAATAGCTGGCGGTATTGTTACAGATGATATTACTTCTCCTTCAAATGCTGATATCAGTATCCAACCAGGTGGTACTGGAAATGTTGTTCTAGGTGCAGTAACAGTAAACGGCACAACAATTAGTTCGGCAGATTCAACAAATTTAAATTTAAATGAAAATACTATTATAGATGGTACTTTAGCTGTAAGTGGAGCAACAGAAGTATCGGGTGTATTAACCACAGTCGGTGTTAACACAACAGGCACTATCACAGTTGCAGGACAACTTGATGTTGATGGAGTAAGAATTAAAGACAATACAATTACAACAAATGCTTCAAATAGTGTTTTAGAAATATCAGCTAACGGCACAGGTACAATTGACGTACAGAATCAAATGTCCACACTTGGACAAACTGTCACTGGTGATTTAGTAGTATCTGGACAAGCTGACATTGACAATTTAGAACTAAATGGCAACACTATTTCTGCTAAAAATACAAATGGTGGAATAACAATATCTCCACAAGGCACAGGACAAATTACTTTGAATGGAAATTATGTTGGTGTCACAAACACTATATCTACAAACGACATTGAAGTTGCTAACGAAATGTTATTAGCCAGCGGTGCTAAAATTGTACAAATAGCAACTAACTCGGACTTAATTTTATCTACTAATGGAACAGGTACACTTCAAATTGATAACCCACAAACACAAACAACAGTGGGTACAAATGGAAGTGCTTCTGCCCCGCCTTCTAAACCTGTAGGATTTATTAAATTAAAATTAAATTTAGGCGACTCAAGCGGCTTAACAACCTACGTAGTTCCATTTTATCACGCATCATAATACTTTTAATACTCCATAAATACCCATGTAAAGGAGTAAGTTCAACATGGCCTCACCGGTCTGGAGTACAACAGCAGGCTTATTAGCCGTTATAAACGAACGTGATTATTATAGTCAAACACTCACGGCGACTGACGCTGATGGTGACACTCTAACTTACTCTAAAATAGCAGGAACCTTGCCTACAGGAATTGAACTTACTTCAGGAGGCGTACTGCGTGGTACCCCTTCGGAGGTCTCTACAAGAACCCTTTACACTTTTGTTATAAGAGCCTCCGACGGTACTAACATAGCTGATAGAACATTTAGTTTACAAGTACAAGGTGCTGACATACCTGTTTTTACCACTGCCTCTGGACAGATTGATATGCAAGATTCTACTCAAGGTAGAGTCAATAAATGGGTACTAGATGGCAGTTTTATTAATTTTCAATTGGTTGCTACAGACACAGATACAGCGGCCGGACAAAGTTTAACTTATTTTTTACAGTCGGGAGAACTACCACCAGGTATAGAATTAACAAGTGATGGTAGAATAACTGGCACAGTTTTATTAACTGATGACGAACGTTATGGACCAATTGGTGGCTATGACAACTATTACAAGTATGACGATGTTGGATATGATCCAACACAATTTTCAACAAGTATTAGTAAAAACTTTGAATTTGAAGTTGGTGTGAGTGATGGTAGTAATGTCACAACACAGTTTAATTCAATATTTGTTTTCAGTGCTGATTATTGGACAGTAGACAATAGTCAAATAAGAATTGATGCTTCAGAACTAAATGCTACTCCACTTAATATGTCTCTGGCACCAAACAGACGGCCAGTTTATCAAACAGATTCCGCACTTGGATCTTTTAGACACGACAACAGTGTGGTAATAAAAATAGATGTTGTGGACTTTGATCCTTTACAAGGAGATTTAACTTATTCAATTCAATCAGGATCTTTACCTCCTGGACTTTCAATTGCAACAAACAGCGGTGAAATACATGGCAGACTATCTGTACAGTCAGCAGTGTCTAACGATTACACATTTACAGTGAGAGCCAGTAGAATAAATGCAGTGACAGGTATCACAGTATTTGGCGATAAAGAATTCACAATGACTGTTATTGGTGATATTGATATTGGAATTGCATTTACTAGTGCAACAAATCTTGGTACAGTTACAGCTAATATTCCTAGTTTAGTTGCCGTCGAAGCAGAGTCAGATAATACAAATAGAGTTTTACAGTATGAAATTACTGAAGGCGACTTGCCTACAGGATTAACTTTATCTCCGCAAGGAAATATTGTTGGCACAGTTGACATGACTGAATTTACTACGATAGGAAACAACGGAGTAACTTTTGATACTAATACATTAAGTCTTGATAGAAAATACAACTTTACAATAACTGCCAGCGACCAATATCAATCGCAAGCCACTAGCAAAGACTTTACCTTAAATGTAAGTTTACCTTATGGATCTGAATACGGAAATATGTCAGCACAAGGATTATTATATGGATCAGACAATGATTTATTTTACAACATTGCTCAAGATCCAAATATTAATAATGAGGTTAATATTTTTAGACCAGAAGATACAAACTTTGGTGTCAAAACAAATGCTGAAATGCTTTTAATTGCAGGACTTGAATATTCATTTATAACAACACTACAAGAACAGATGGAAAAACATCATGAGCCAAAAAATTTATATTTTGGAGATATAAAAACTGCTTTAGCTAAATCAGGTGGCAAAACAATTTATGAAGTTGTCTACGTTGAAATGAAAGATCCATTAGTAAACAGTTCGGGCACTGCTGTTGCAAGTGAAATAAAATTAAGAGACGATATTACTAAACCATTACTAGGTCCACTTGCATCTGACTTTAATGTTACAGCGGACTTCACTACCTATGAGGTAACAACAGATGGTGGTACAAGTTTTATGATATCCGGATCTAAAATAAGATATGCAAACAATTTGTCAGCTGACCTTGGGACGTTTGAAAAACTATTTCCAAATGCAGTTGCAAATATGCGATCAACTTTAAAAAATCTAGGTGAAAAAGAATATCAACATTTACCTTTATGGATGAGAACAGCACAAGATACAAAAGGTGTGCCGCTAGGATATACCATGGCAGTGCCTTTAGCTTATTGTAAACCTGGACAGTCTGGTCTTGTGCAAAAACGTATTAAAGATAAAAACATAGACTTCAAAAAAATAAACTTTGTAATAGATAGATATAGAACTAATCTTAACAGCGTTAACACAGGAACAATTACCACAGATGGCTCGACTACTTCTTACACTTTTAATGAAATTGTACACGAAGAAGAAATTAAGGTGCGTAACGATAAACGTGAATTAATTTTTGGTAAACAAGTTAGAGCTGATAATAATTTAAGTCCTGGCTTCTTATCTGCAGATAGTCTAATACGATCAGCTGACTACGAACCTGATTTTTCATTGACCCATGACGGTAGTAGCAAAAAAACCACTATTAATTTTACCAAAGCACCTGCGTCCACAAGTAGTGTAAGAGTGGAACGTAAAGGTGATAAATATCTTGCTTTTAGAAAAAAGCTAAAGGAATAAAATGGCAAGTAACATAGTACCAGGAAACATAGACGAAACATATCCAGTAGCAGGACAGGACAACTCTTCACAAGGTTTTAGAGATAACTTCAGTGCAACAAAAACAAATTTTACAAACGCTAAAACTGAAATAGAAGATTTACAAACTAACAAAGCAAACACAAACGCATCATCTAATTTTGCAGATAACGTGGTACAAAGATTTGAAGCCAAAGACACTTCTGAAACTGTTTATGCTCACGGTAATGTTACAGGGTCAACAACACTAAATCATGAAAATGGTCACTATCAAACCGGTACAACCACTGCTTCAATTACTTTAGCATTTTCAGGTTTTCCATCAACTGGTAAATTAGGAAGAATTATACTTGATATCAACATCACTGATGTGGCACACACCATTACAATACCTTCAGCGGTCATAGTTGCTGATAATGTGACTGGTGGTGACGGATCATCAAACTTAATTACTGCGGTTAACAGTGGAAGAGTTTTGTATGAGTTCATGACACCAGATGGCGGTACAACTGTGTTGATGCATCAATTAGGTAAAATTTACACTTAATAGGAGGTACTAATGTACTTTCATCCCCTACAAGAAGAAATAGATAACATGAACGACGAACAGCTCGGCAATAGGATTAGAGAGCTGACAAAAAAATTGACCAGTGCAAGACGCTTCGGTCGTAATCCTAATTTAATTGGCCAACTAGAAAAGGCTTTAATTTCCTACCAAGCAGTCATCAAACAAAAAAGAATTAAAGGTTGGGTTGACGAACATAAAAAAAGACGTGGAGAACCAGATCTAGGTGAATTAATCAATATAGATTAATAACTAGTTTTGTGTCAAAGAAATTTTTTAGCTGGACAACCAAATTTAAATCTATCATTGTTGTTGACAATGAATTGTTCAACAATGAATATAAAATTACTTTACATCTAAAACCAGTCACTGCTGACTTACAAGAACAATCATTATACTTTGAAAGACTAAAACTTTTATTTGAATCTATTTTCAATAACACAATTACTATCAGTAGGCATGAAAAACTTTACAAAATTTTGGAAAAAGAAACTCACAATAGATTTATTGAATTACCAAATCAACCTTATGACCAACTAATGGCGGCTGTGTGTTTTACAAAAGCAAGTGCAGTCAGCGATGGTAAAATTTTAATTAATGAGCTAGAATTAAGCAGTTTCCAAGGAGATGGTATTACCTACAGAAGTGATAAAGATGGTGACGAAATTAAATTACTAGATGTTGACAACTGGTGGAGTAAGCCATATAATA